ACATGGATCAATCCATTGCTGCGAAGACGGTAGCCAACTGGGCACAGTATCTGAAGGACTTGGAGGCTCAGGGCCTCATCTTTGTTGAGAAGGAGTAGCAAATGGCAGATCGTGAATGCTGGCTTCTTGGTGGGAAGACTAAGGTGAAACTTCCGCTGTATTACTACGGACAGAAGAAACAGAAACAGATTCCTGCGTTGTTTCAGCCCAGAAAAAATACGAACGTGTCCCTACCTAATGACAAAACTGCCTAGATTAATAAGGTGGGAGTCGCCCGCAGCATAGCGGGAATGGTAGGAGGTAATGACAGGACGCGAGTTTCCATATCAAGTAACGAGGATAGGAAGTGTCGGTTCCAAGTACTTCACCCCTGTTCGCTGCTGCCGCTGTGGCAGGGAGAAGGTCTTTGAGTCAGTCAAGGCCCTCCCGGATGAAGTGATCGCCAAGCGATTCAGAGCTTGGGGTTGGGTAATTGGCCGTAACAGAAATCATGATATCTGTCCGGTGTGCATCGGGGTGAAACCTGAGAACAAACTGGCAGACAGATTCAAGGTGACTGTTGATGACGTTCCCGTTCCATCCAGAGCCGAAGTGGCTGAACAAGCCCAGGCGAAGCAAGAAGCCACCCAGAAGAGTATTCAGGCAGGCCTGCTTAAAATGAAAATCTACAAGGACATATCGACTGACCTGAAGGGTATCAGGGAGTCGCTTGAGAAGATGACTGAGGCATTCACCTTGGTGTCTGTCGCTGTCCTTGAACGAGAAGAAGCAGCAAAACAAAAAGCCCCAGCCAAGAAGGCTAGGGCAGTTGCCAAGAAACCAGTGAAGCGGCTTCCCTTAGAGCTTGTTAGCAAGGGCTGATGTTTTGAGGTGCGTATAGCGCCAAAGCTGGTTGAGGGTCTTATGACCTGAGATCGTCATCACTTCCTGAGGCGTGAGGTCACCTCTCTCCATGTAGCGGGAGATGCCCTCATGCCTCAGATCGTGAAAGTGGAAGTCCTTCAGACCATGCTTGGCCTTGAGTCTCTCCCAAGCCATCTTGAAGGCGTTCTCGGACATCCCCAGCACCAGACCTGACGAGAAGCTCCCGGTCATCGGGTGGAGTTCCCTGAGGACATCCAGAGCCTCTGTGGACAGCGGCACGGTCCTCCTTCCGGTCTTCCCATTGATGGTGGCGAAGCGTCCCATCCAGTTGATCCCGGTCCACTTAAGGTTGAGCAGTTCGCCCTTCCTCATGGTGGTCATCAGGGCCAGCTTGACCATTGGCAGGAGGCGTGGATTCCGTGCTTTAGTCAGAGCTTCAAACAGAGCCTGTGATTCTTCGACGCACACTCTACGCTCTCTGGGAGGGTTCTGTTTGGGCTTCCTGACCACCTTGAAGGGGTTCAGAGGCAGGACCAAATCCCACTCAGACATAGCCACGGTCGTGCAGTGCGAGAGTATCTGAAGGTCATACAGGGCACACCTTGGACCAGACTCCTCAACCCGTCTGTCACGGAAGGCTGCAATGTCTGAAACCCTTAGGGATTCAATGTCCTGATGGGTGAAACTATCGCGGAGGAGAGCCTTAATTATATAACCCTCCCGTATGTGACTCTTCTTGGTCGGTAGGATTATTGTCTCATACCGTTCCAGCATGGCAGATATGCGCATTGGGAATACCTTGGTGCCCAGGGGCGGAATCGAACCACCGACACTGCGATTTTCAGTCCCGACAGTTACAGAGTCTACCGGGGCAGCGGCGGTAGACACAAGAGAATCTACCAGACAATCGGCGTTTTGCAAGTTGACTCTATTAGGAAAAAATAGCCCACAGGCATCTCCAGTTACGGAGGACCTGTGGGCCTTTTTTTACTTCTTACTTGAGACCCTTTCGGACCTCATCATACTGACGGTAGCACTGATCCAGCGCCGTTCTCAGCGAGTCGGCTCTGGCAGCTTCCCTGACAAGAAACTCTGCATCCTCTCTAGAAAGCTGGGACCCAGTGGCTCCTGTGCAAGAGCAGGCGGCTGGGGAACCTTCGGGGGTGCTGGGGGAACGCTGGGGACGCTGGCGCAGCCCGTCAAGAGCAGAGCCAAGCCTGCCATTGAGACTAGCGATTTGAGCATCCTTATCCTTTCGTAGACGCTCCGCTGAGGCAATCATGACCTGTTCCCTTTCACGGGCCAGTTCAGATGCCTCTAGGAGCTTCTTGGTGTACTCGGCTGACATGGTGGCCTTGGTTTCAGCCACAGCCTTGTTGACGGCCCTGTAGACGATAACCTTGTGGGTTACGTAGACAATGCCAAGGAGAGCTAAGATCAGACCGGCAGCAATGAGTTTGGGTTTAAGACTTAGCCACTGTAACATGCTTGGGTTCCATCGGCTTTAGGCACAGGGCCATTTCAGCCTTCCTTCGGTTTGTAAGCCCCCTGTACACCTGCCCTCCTGCCTTGTTCCATCTAAGGAGTTCATGGCAGGCTCCAGTGTAATCACCGGAGTTGAGCTTTCTAACCAGTGTTGACTTACAATAAGCCCCCACCCCAACATTATAAGCAAAAGATGTGAAAGCATCGTACTGGTTTTGGTTGAGGGGGACCTTGGTGCACTTAAGAACACCCAGACCATGCTCAGTGATTTCCTTCTTGAGGAGGTGATCACACTCAGCCTTGCCGTAGGTCTTGCCTGGAATAATGTCAGGACCTGTGTAGCCATTACAGACTGTCAGGACACCTACGACATCGTAGTAGGGCTTGTACTCGGTGCCTTCCCAAACTGCTACAGAGGCTACCAAAGAGGCCCCTGCGAGGGAGCCTAGGAGCCACTTATTGGCTTGGTTCATTACCTTTCGTTACATCCTTATAAATCTGAAAGAGCTTATGCCCGATCATGAGGAGGGTGTAGAGCAGGGTTGCCCAAAGAAGAATCTCACTGACCTGATACCCAGCAACGGATGCTAGAGAGACAGATACAGGAGGGGCAGCTTTGGCTGTCAGCCCTGCTACGGTTTCAGAAGTCTGCTGGGATACGGACATGGTTATTTCTTTTTAGTAGGCTTCTTCTTTGCTGTCTGGGCAGACTGAGCGAAAGCATCGGCAGTGGGCGCACCCTTGCTACCGGGCTTACGCATCTTCTCACCAGAGCCTTCTTTGATGCGCTTACGTTTATCGTGGATGTTTGCGTATAGACCTTGGGCCATAGTTACTCTTGGTTAGTTTCCTCGGCGGGCAGGGGTTGGTTACCTTCTTCCAGCCACTTCAGGTAGGCCTGGTAGTCGGTGTTGGCGGGGTCGAAGGGGATGCAAGCGTTATCAGAAAGACGGAACACCGAAGAGTGCTGCGTTTCACCGAAATAAAGTGGTACGAGTTTATACATTTTAAAGCTCCGCACTTAGGGTGATATTGCTAGCCGAGCTAGAAGAAAGCCCTAATTGATTTGCTGCCCCTGTCGTAAGACCTGAGTCCGTCGCTGCTAATCGAAAAATGTTAATCCCCGTGGCCGGAGCAGCGCTTATAGAAACTGCTGAAGCGGTTTTGGTGTAGCTAACCAAATCAGAAATCGTAACGCCAGACCAAGTAAGGGTTGGCGCTGCTCTTAAACTAACAGGCAGAAAAATACACGCAAATGCTTGTGTCGAGCTGTTTGCAAACCCCATACTTAAAACACAGCCATCAGTTCCGTTAGAAGAAATTCGGTAAAGATACCGCTGACACATGAACAACTCGCGCCCGTAGTCGCGGCGCTCAAACGGCGAGGCGACAGAGCCAGCTTCAAGCTGGACGCCGGTGATGGCAAACGTGGCATTGGTGGTTGCCGCGATAGTAGTGCAAGCAGAGGTTCGATAAAAGTTGCCTGCTTGCCAAGCACCCGCCGTAGTGTTCAGGTTGCTGCCTGAACCAAAATCCCAAAGAACAACAATGCCCGTGCCATTTGTCGTCAGCCATGTGCCCGCTGTGTCACCGGATAGCGTCACGGTTTTCTGCTCCCAGACGTTCGCAGAGTTCACAACATATGTCTGAACGTAGCTTCTATTGAACGCTGAGTTTGTAAACGCCACAGCATATGTCCCGGTGACGCTCGCCTTAACCCAGAATGAAAGCGTTACTGAGGATGCACTGGCTGTCCCCCAAGCCAGATCGGCAACATTCAAGCCTTCGATTCGCTGAAGGATTACGTTGTTTGTCCCGGCGCTTGGCGCTGCGCCCGTGGTAACCGTTAATCTGAGGCTGTTAGTAAAACCAGACGGGGCATCGGAAACCTGTTGGAATGAACACGATGCGTTCCCAAAAGCTTGGTTAAACCTGTCCACAAGATATTGCGCGGTGGTGGTGACCGCCGCCCCAGCATTCCTCTGATCGATCCGCATATCACCGTTGATGATGCGGTTGCGAAAGCCCATCGACCCCGTGGGTGCGGCCACGCCGTACAGAGTGGCATTGCTGGTGCCGTTGGCGTCGTAGTAGTTATTGGCGCGGACGGTGCTCATGCTTGTGCTCCATTAGAGGTGCCCTCTAGTGCGGCCTTGATCTCATCCGTGGTAGCCGCAGCGTCAATCTCAGACTGAATCGCAGCGTACTTTTCACGGATCACCTGACGGGCAGCTTCAGCCGCAACCGCTTCAGACGGAATGGTAGCCTTCAGATCGTAGGGCTTGAATTCTTCAGCCCGAGCAGCACGGCGCATGTCGTGGCCGATGGCCTTGGCTTTGTCGATGTTGATTACGATGCCCATGTCCAGGCTCCACGGAATGTTCTGTCAGACGGAATGTCAGCGACATCCACGATCTTATAAGGCTTGCCCGCCGGAACGTCCTTGGCTGCGATCTGCTCAATCGTCAGGCCGCACTCATCTGCGGGGATGATGATGGCAACGCCGCCATCGTCAGTGGGGTAAATGATGCGTTGGTTCATGGTTGGTCCTTAGCGGAAGACTGCTACAGTCAATGCGTCCGTATCAGTTAAATTGCCGTTTTCGTAGTGCCCAATAGAAACGGAAGTGGTAGCTACGCCTTGAATTCTGTTAAACCCGCCAAGGTTAGTTACAGCCGCACTGGAGCATATCTGAGTAGAAAAACTCGAATCAGGCATCGCGATCGCAAAGTTGGCCGTGTAAAGACCAGTGCCGTTATCCGTAATGCTCGACACGTTGCCGCTCCCACGAATCGCCACAGTGCCGGTGCCGTTGAAGTTCACCCATGCCCGACAACCGTAGGCGACAGCCGCAGAGCCGTAGCCCGAGTTAAACGACAGGTCGCCACTAAACGAACCCGTAGTGCCCGAGATGGCTGCGCCGCTAACCTGAACAGTCCCCGTCGCAGCAGGCAGCGTCAGCGTGAAGTCACTAGCCGTCGTAGGCTCCTGGATGGTGACACTGCCACCGCCGGAGGAGTTGAGTTTCAGGCTCATTGTGCGGCTCCTTCAAGCGCGGCGATGCGGGCGGCTTGACTATCTACGATCCCTCTGAGTTCCTGAATCGCAGCGGTGAGGGTGGCGACTAGGAAACTGGTGTCGATGCCTTGGTAGACGGGGTTGCCTTCGGCATCTACTGCATCTTTCTCACCGTTAACAGCGTCGGGGCATACCTCGGCGAGTTCATGGGCGATGAAGCCCTGTCCATCGGAGCCGTCCGACTTCCACTTGTATGTCACAGGCTTGAGTTCGGCGACCTTTGCTAATGCGCCGGTCATAGGCTGGATGTTGTCTTTTAGGCGGTAGTCAGAAGTAGAGTTGTACCCAACACTGTTTGTTGAAACCGAAATATTCCCTACGTTCCCGTTTGGATTGCTAAAAAATACTGCGTTAACTGTGCCGGTTGTGTCTGTGACAGTCTGAATTGCACGGCCACTAAATCCACTGTTGGTTGCATTTAAACGGAGCATCACACCGTTTGGGTTACTCGTCGTACCCATCAGCAAGCTTCCGGCGGAGTCGATGATGGCTCTATACGCGCCTGCCGTGTGATCAAAGAAAGCCAAAGCGCCACCGCCAGCGCCGCTGCCGTTGTTGGTAGAAAAAATGCCGTAATTCCTGCCGCCCGTCCCGCTGTTATACAAGTTGACAGCCACGTTATCGACAGAGCCGGAAACTCTTATGCCGGTAACGTTACTGGTCGAAACAACGTGCAGCTTTTCGCTCGGCGAAGTCGTCCCGATGCCTACGTTGCTTGCGCTGTCCAACCGCATACTCTCCGTACCACCTTCAGCAAAAGCGATGGTGTCAGCAGCGGGGAAGAACATTCCGGTGTTGGCATCCGTGCCACGGATCGCTGGCGTTGCAGCAGACCCATCAACATCAGACACCCCAGTTGTGCCATTAATAATTACTGGCATTTATAATCCTTAAATAACTGTCCAGACAGATCCCGAAGGAACAGTCACGGTAACTCCACTACCAACAGCAATGGGTCCAAAGGTGCCTGCATTCTTGCCTGAGGTAATCGTATAATTAGTCGTCACAGTCTGATCGTTCTCGTAGAAGACAGCATCAGAGCCGCCGCCCTTAGCTCCAGCGGAGAAGGCCGCACCGTTCTTGGTTAGGTTGCCCGTGAAGTCGATGTTG